AGCCAGTATGCAGTTATAAAACAAACTTAGCATTATCAGAACAAGATGCATTAAACATAGCAAGAACAATGCTATCACATATAAATAGTACCAATATCAACATTCGATTTAAGTTATCAATCGACTTTATTAACTTATTGCCACTAGATATTGCAACAATAAAGGTGAGAAACAAAAAATATAATATTAGAATACGAGATATCAGAATCGTCGATCATGTAACAATCGAAGTCATTGGACAATCTTGCGATCCAACAATATATTATAATGTTTTGGATAAAAAATCACAAGAAGTGCCAAGGGACACGATTTCTCTATTCGATATGCAATATAACATAATGTTTGAGTGCATAGAGATACCAAATATATATCAAAAAAGTGGAGATAACATTGTGATTCATATTGCAGCATGTAGCTCAACGAATATATGGAGGGGATGCACTGTATTTATTTCCTACGATGATGGCAAAAATTACCACCCAATGGACAACATATTTATTGAGAGTCATGTTGGTAAGGTTGTCACATGTCCAAAAACCAATGCTAATCACCATTTGATCGATGATCATAGTAAGATTGTTGTTGCTTTTCAAGGTCAAAATCCATATCTAGAATCTGCAACAATTGACGAATTATTGAATCATCACTATCTTGCGATGGTTGGAGATGAAATAATATCATTTATAAATATTACTGAAAATGAATCAGGACTCGTCGAATTTAGTGAATTACTACGTGGTAGATTCGGCACCGAAAAGGAGATCAAAAATCATATAGAAAGCGAAAGGTTTATATTATTGACCAACAATTATCTACAATCTTTCAATATAAACGAAAATTATCTAAATAAGTATATACAGATCAAAGTAGTACCATCTGGGGAAAGTATATATAATTGCAATCCACAGATCATTAAACTATCTGGTAAATCGAGGAAGTCATTCGATATTCTAGATCACTATGTATCAAAATCTGAATCTGGAGATATTATAATCACGTGGAACCCAAGGCCAAGTATTGAGACAGATTTTTTTGAATCAGAAAACCGACATATAAATTACAGATATGACATAACAATCTCAAAAAAAGATGGCGTCGGATTGAGAAAATTCATCATACGTAACAATCATACTGCTATCTATACCATATCAATGCAGATTATCGATTTTGACAAACAAATAAGCTGTGATGAAATCGATGTTACAATTTTTCCTGCGAACGAAAACCGTTAATTTTATAGATAGTGCAACGAATATCCAATACTAATTTATCAATAAAATACCCTTGATTTTGTAGATACCACTTCTAGTGGTTTCAAAAAACATCCTCTCTAACAAGGACATCTTGGGGAAAGTTTGTATAATTGTTTTTGATCGTTAACTTGTTTTATTGTGAGTGTATTTTCAAATCCAGGTAGTATACTTGGTAGATTAACTGATTTTGGACGAGCGATACTTTCTGATAGGTATCTCATGAAAAATGAACAATTTGATGATCTCTTTAAAAGGGTTGCAAATGCTTACGGTGACAATGCTTCTCATGCACAGAGATTGTACTACTATATGATCAATATGTGGTTCATGCCGGCAACTCCAATTTTGAGCAATGGTGGAACAAGTCGCGGTATGCCAATTTCATGCTTTCTGAACGAATGTTCAGATTCATTGAATGGTATAGTAGAAATGTGGAATGAAAATGTTTGGTTAGCCAGTCGTGGAGGCGGCATAGGAAGTTATTGGGGCAATTTGCGATCCATTGGTGAATCAGTATCTGAAAATGGTAAAACTTCTGGCATTATTCCATTCATTAAAGTGATGGATTCGATGACTTTAGCGATATCTCAAGGTTCATTAAGACGCGGAAGTGCAGCAACATATCTGAATATCAGTCATCCAGAAATTGAAGAATTTATAGATATGAGACGCCCTACTGGCGGTGATCCCAATCGCCGATCTCTTAATCTACATCATGGCATCTGTATAACAGATGATTTTATGAATGCAATGACACGTAATGAGGATTGGAAGCTTGTTAGCCCACATACCGGAGCAACAATTAGAACTGTCCGCGCCCGAGACCTTTGGATCAGAATACTTACTACTAGACTAGAAACTGGAGAACCTTACATAATATTTATCGATACAGTAAATAGAAGCATCCCAGAACATCACAAGAAACTTGGCCTCAAAGTCAAGATGTCCAATTTATGTAGTGAGATTACATTGCCAACTGGATTAGATCATCTTGGAAAATGGAGAACCGCCGTATGCTGTCTATCATCAGTAAATTTAGAAATGTTTGATAGCTGGGCAACGTGTGATGTTTTTATACCAGATATAATGAGATTTTTGGATAACGTATTACAAGATTTTATTGACAGGGCGCCATCAAATATGTCTCGCGCAGTATATTCTGCAAGCAGAGAAAGAAGTGTTGGATTGGGTGTTATGGGATTTCATTCTTATCTTCAGAGTAAGATGGTCCCATTTGAATCAGCTGCCGCAAAAGCTATCAATCTGAAGATATTTAAATTAATCAAAGAGCAAGCTGACTTTGTATCCAAAGAACTCGCCGAAGAAAGGGGGCCTTGTCCGGATGCATCAGACTGCGGAATCATGGAAAGATTTTCAAACAAACTTTCTATTGCACCTACTGCATCAATATCAATCATTGCTGGAGAATCATCTCCCGGTATAGAGCCATATAATGCCAATGTTTATACACACAAGAATCTTACAGGCTCCTTTGTCGTGACGAATAAACATCTTACAAAATTACTCTCAGAAAGGGGGCAAGAAAACAACGATACAATCGCTAGGATTGCTGTTGATAATGGATCAGTCGCTAACCTAAATTACCTTGATGACTATGAAAAATCCATATTCAAGACCGCAAATGAGATAAATCAGTTGTGGCTGATAGAACATGCTGCAGATCGCACACCGTACATATGTCAATCACAATCACTTAATTGTTTCTTGACCGGAAATGTAGATAAAACATCTCTCCATACAATGCATTACAAAGCTTGGGAAAGTGGTCTTAAGAGTCTATATTACTGCAGATCTACGGCCGTTTCACGGGCAGACAAAGTTTCAAATGATCCAACTGTTTTTCATGTCACAACAAGTCCAATTCTGACGGAGGAAAATCTTGAACTGCAACTAAATAACACATCTCCAAATCAGTACGAAGAGTGTCTGAGTTGTCAGTAATGAATCTGATTTATGGCAAAAAGTGATCATAAATTGCAAGCAAAGATTAGGACAGCAGTCTTTCCGGTTGGTGGCTTTGGAACAAGATTCTTGCCAATAACAAAGTCAATGCCAAAGGAAATGTTGCCTGTCTTTAATAAACCTCTGATACAGTATGCACTTGAAGAAGCAAGAGATGCTGGAATAGAAAGATTCATCTTTGTAGTCGGGAGAAACAAGAATCTCATTATTAATTATTTTGATCACTCATATGAAGTTGAAAATTTACTCTCCACTAGCAATAAATCTATTCTATCTCAATGCGTTGACTGGCTGCCAGAACCGGGATCGATTGCATTCGTAAGACAACGATCAGCAATGGGACTTGGTCATGCAATATGGTGCGCCAGAGAATACATTCAGGAGGAATATTTTTGTGTACTATTGCCAGATGAATTCTTTATCAAACACACTGGTATACTTCCAACATCTCATCTTGCATCTGAATTTTTAAAATATCAATCGTCATTCGTTGCTATTAACAATGTACATCCAAATATGGTTAATAACTATGGAATAGTCTCACATAGTAATGATAAAATATCTTCTATGATAGAAAAACCAGCTATTGGATCTGTAAAAAGCACCAGTGCCATAGTTGGACGATATATATTACACATTGATATAATGAAATATATTTCAGAACTTATAAACAATCAATGTGATGGAAAGGAGATACAAATCACAACCGCTATGCAGCACATGTTAAGAGATCGGTATGAATTTAGATCCGTACTAACACGTTCCAAAAGATATGATTGTGGCTCACCAACTGGGCTGTTGCAAGCAAATATTACAATGGCTTTGCACAATGATCCTTTGTGCAAAGAAGAAATAAAGTATGTAATTAACCCTGGATTAGAAAATAATGAATAAGGATCATTCAAGTCGTTCAAAAAAAATATACAAAACCAAGAGTGCCGATA